ACTGTAACAGAGCTAATCATCGAATCTTCTCCCAATGGATTGTCAGTAGCATCAGGCCCATCCCACAGACTAAAGTGTGTCACTTCTCCCCAATCTTCAAGTGCTTCGGGGAAAATAATGTCTACTGAATTTTGGAAATTTCCAGCAGTTGTTTCTTCCCAATCTGTCGAAACTGTACTCTGATACCGACTGTATCCATCTTGTCCACCAGCGGGGTCTAATTCATTATTCTCTGCATTTTCTCCCGGTTCTCCATTATGCAAAGCAACGTAAATTGTGCTTGGCGGAGACGGGAAAGTTTCCTCTTCAGCTATCCAACCTGAAAACTGATCTTGTAAGTAAGTTGTTGCGTCCATAAATTATGTTCCTCCAAATCCTCTGCCAAAGTATCTCCCAAACCTCCCGCCAATATTCGAATCTATTTCTGAATCTAATACTAATGAATAATCTTGAGATCCATCAATAGAATATTCTTTAGAAACATCAGAATCAAAATTTAAGAAGTATTGAGCTACACCAACCGACGAAAACCGCATATCAGCAATCGTGTTTTCAAAAGTAAAAGTGATATCAGATGAAGCTTCTGCACTTTTTTCTTTGTTAGGCGTGCTGAAAATTGATAAACTTCCTACTACTTTTCCTTCAGTAGTTATTTGCTTATTATTCGAAGCCTGCAATGATAATGTGTAATCAGAACTTCCCTGTATAGAAGAAGCAGTTTTTTCTAATATTAAATCAAAATCTAATGAATATAAAAAGTCAGAAGCAATTCGCTTATCAAAACCAATATCTTCAGTTTCAAACTTCTTCGGCCAAGAAAGTGCTTTAGAGCTAACGCTTCCTTGAACAATATTACTCAAGTCACTTTCTTCAGGAATAGAAACACTATCTACCGAGAGAAAATACTTCTGGTTATCATGTTCAAAATAATTATCAGAAGCATCATTAGAGACAAGAGACTTCATTTCTTCTCTTTGCTCTTCAACTTCCAATTTTTCAGGATGAGTATTCTTGACTAAAGTAAACTCAATATCAATCTCTCTTCCTCCTTCTGTATTTTCTAGAACAAAATTATCTTGTTCATTCACAAGATCAATTTCATCAGAATTTTCTGAATCTGTTATAGTAATGTTCTGTATAGAAGATACAGGAATGTCTCCAATGTATTCAGTCATGGTTGATTATCGGGGAAATACTTAGGCCAAGGGAAGTAGCGAGCGATAATTTCTGCCTCTTTTACAATCCGACTACTCCCATCTTCTACTACATTAACTTCTTCAACAAGCAAATGCCCTTTAAATTTTCTATAATTTATAGAATTTTCAGACTTATGTTTATTTTTAAGCGACTTCAACTGATCTTTTTGTTCTCCTAAAGATAAAGAATTAGAATGAGTTTCCTGATTGAGATAACCAACGATGGAGACTTGCTCTACATTTTTTTCGTGTTTAACTCCGACATTTTTTACATTAGAAGTTATCTCGGTAAAATCAGAGTCACCACCCTTCTCAATATTATTGACTATGGGAAGTTCAATGTCTCCAATAAACATTATATCATCGTCCGTGGAGTTTTGTCTAAGTAATAGACGTACCGTGCATAGTCTTCAACAGGAATACCATCAGGAACGTATCCAATAAAAATATTATACTCTTTAGAAGTATTCAGTTGTTCAACTCCAAAAGCTGAACTTGAATCAAAGAAAAGACCATCAGAAGATTTTTTTACCATTACCATATCATCACCAAGTGTATTTTGATAATGCAAATAATAATCTTCTTCAGAAACCAAACTTCCGTCTAAAGTATGAGTAAACGTAGACTCTCCTTCAAAGTTATACTCTACACAAGGAAAGCCACGATAAATTGAAGCTCCATTATCATTTATAAATTCAACAGTAATAAAATCATTAGAGTTATCAGAAGCATACCCATAATCTGAAGCTAACTCAACTTGCCCTAGATCATTCCAAGAACCCGAATAATACTCGATGGAAGACGAGTTTCCATTAAATGTTATATCAATAAGTGAATTTTCTATATTAGAGCCAAAATGAATATCCTTCGAATCGCTATAAACTCTATTATCTTCACCATCGAATAAGCGACAAATGGATTCTTGTTCTGCTTCTACGATATCTGCTGAATTGAATTCTAAAACTTCTCCTGAAGTTACGATATATAAATCAATATCGCCATCTTCGCTTGGTATCGTATAGTCAGAAGTTTCCCCAACAACATTGATAAAAGAGGGAAAGCCAATAAGAGACTCAACAGGTTCAACAACGAAATTACTAAACCTGCCTTCATCTAAAATAGACTTTACAGCAGGAGAATACTCGTCACTCTCATAAAAATAAATACTGATCTCTCCTTCGTCAATCTCTTGCTGTGGAGTAGAGGTTGTTGTAGAAGAAGTAACGTCTATATAACCAATATCTCCTCCAACATCTACAGGAAACTCACTAGCATGGCGAGAAGGCATGGATAAAACAGCATCGTGCTGTTCTTCAAAACTCTCGTTTCGTGGATGATACTGTTCATTGAGAACAATAGAATAACTTCCCGATTCTAAATTCGTATTTAGCTCATAAACATCGGGTGCTTTATCAACGAAGTTCTTTTCAATGACTTCTTTGGTTACAGAAGTATCTTTTTCACTCACCCACGGAATTGCTATATCACCAAAGTAAGTCATTAAACTTTATCCTCCATTTTATCTTGTTCCTTCTTCTCTTCTTTTGCTTCAAGGCTAATTATCTTAGAAAACTCAAGATATTTTTCATAAGGGAATGACATTAACTCATCATACCCAATAGAATATTTCTTCATTATTTGATGTTCAGAGTAGCCTTGATACGTTTCTTTCCCACGGATAGCGCGTTTTATTTTCTTTACACGCTCGACTGCATTAAGCGGGAGAAGTTCCTGTTTTAAGTCTCTCTGCTGGTCATTTCCGTAGCTCTCTGCTGCATCTGATCCTCGTTCAATAACGAACCGATCCCTAAGTCGTTGAAAAAATCATCAGCATCTCCATCAAGAGCTTCTTCAGATTCACTCCGTAACTCCTTAAACTCATTAGCCTTCATGCTATCGAAGTCTGAAGGATCGAATACAGAGTCGAGGGCAAGAGAAATGGTTTGGGCCGTCTCAAGCAAAGAACGCTCCCACATAACATCTTGTAGGGCTTCCATGCCACCAGACTCAAGAATAGCTTCAATAATCTCTCCTTCATCATCAAGCGAATCCATGTCTCTCAAATCATCTTCAGAGACATAGGACTTGATTACATTCATCTGCATAGACTGTACTTTACGTACAGTACGGAGAGACGGATTACCTTCTAATTCATACTCTTCACCATCTACTTCAAATGTATCAGTCATTCTTAATAATTACCTCTTTTATCGCAACTTCTTAGGCCATTTGTATTCAAAACCGGGCAATGGCGAACCCATGTACTCAAACAATCTTTCTGTTTCGTCAGCATGAAATACAGCCGAGCAATCAATATAATCGCCAGCATCATACTCACGCCAACGTCCTACTTCAACACCAATATCATCAAAATACTTCTCTATCTTCTCTTTATTATCTCGTTCATTGTTCATCGAAAGAACAATATTGCCACGAACAGACTCTTCTTTGAGAGAATAATGTCCGTCGCAAACATACCAATGCTTCAAGATAGTTGGAGTCAATTCAAGGTCTTCGGGAAAGACTTTCTTCCCGGAAGAATACCAATCGGAAAGTTCTTCTAATTGCTCTAAATTTCTAGTCCGGAGAGAATACTTATCTGAATAATCTTCTGCTTTAGCATTGGGCCGGAAATCACGTTCACGGTTTTCTTTAGCTGCTTCTTCGGCAGTTTTTGTCATTCTAACCTGTGTAGAGAATACCCCCAATTCATCATCTAAAAACTCCAAATATTCTCTATTCGTCATCTCACAAACTAGATTGGGGTTTTTGTCAGCTTTATCTATACATCCATCTCCCATTAGATTACCTTTAATAATATCGAAAAGGTACTCAGAGAGGGGAGGTTCATGGCAAACATCCCCCGAAGACCAATGAATGCCAACTTGCTTAAAGCCCTCTCCACAAACCGGACAACATACTTTGGACATACGGATAATTGTAGTCCGACAGTATTAAATTACGGGGTTGTTGTAGTCCAACTAATACTATTAGCTGGATCAGAGTCAAGGGAGTCAGCAACTAGATCATCCGCAGTAAACTCGTATGGGGCTGTCGGAAATTTGACACCTCCAACGGTGAAAGTAGTGTCACCGATAGTAAACTCAAAGTCTTTCGCAGTATAACTCCGAACTTCGTTGAGAATATCGAAGTTATCGTAAGTAAACTCAACGCTTACTGTGATCTCTCGGTCAACGGGAACAATAGCATCAATCTGTGTTGAAAGATCAGAATTAGCATCTCTAACAACAGCAAGATCGTTAGAAATAGTAAGTTCAACACTATCAATAGCCCCATCCATTTCAGTTCCGCCATACGTGACAGAACCTAAGCTATCATACGACCAAGGCTCTGTTGTATCTTCAGAAGCGTGTTCTCCCGAAGCATCAACTGTAGCAGTACCGGAATTAGTACCGGAGCCATCTGTTTCGCCATTAACTGTAATAGTTTCACCAGTAATGGGAGTATCTGTATTAACAAGACGGACTGAAAAGACTTCAGTTCCGCCTACATCAGCGCCAACATAACTTGTATCTGCACTAACCCTTGCTAGTTCATCTCCGTTGGTATCATAAAGAAGAACTTCGCCGGTTGTAGCAGAAGAAGTTTGAACACCGACACTATCATCAGTTTCAGGAGTAACAGGCGAATCTAGATCAACTGTTCCAGTATCGCCTACATAATCAATATCCCCCCAATCAGTAGCTTCGCCAAATGTAAAGCTACCATTTACTTCAACTACTTCATCTTCAGCAACAGAAACAGTAACTTCTTCACCGACACCTCCCATTAAGCGACGATATGTATCATCGCTTTCGTTAATTTCTCCTATCTGAAGACTTGAAACATCATCGAGAGTACCACCAACTTCACCTGTGAAGTATTGGAGGAAACTAAAGTCACCTTGAGGATGATATGTCACTTCACCTTCATACATTTCACGAAGCTTGACATTAACACGCTTTTCAAGCTTATTATCTGCTCCATACTCGGGAAGATACGTAATGCTAGTTGATTCTACACCTTGATCAGCAGACCAAGATGTAGTAATACCAAACCAATTATAAGCAGTTGGTTCAGGCAATTCTGTGGCATAATTTGTCTCTTCCGCATACTCAACGGGCTGAGATCCAACGACAGGACTAAATTCACCGGGCATAAATAATCACTTTAATTTACCTTGACTGTTTCGAAAATCATGTTAATTGACTTATTGTACCGCAAATTCCCCTTATCTCCTGCATTTTCGGCTAGGGGAGTAAAGCCTTCAACCTGCCTATAAGTCCAATCTCCCGTGTAGTTATCACCATTAGAATCAGAATCATCCCAATAGTCAACTACAGCATCCTCAACATCATCAATTAAACTTTCAGCAGGCCCTTCACTTTCAGCAAAAACTACAATTTTCACAGTAACTTCTCGCAATCGCACGTCTAAATCAACAGAAAGGTCAAAATCTTCACCTTCTGTTATATCAACTGCGCCTCTTGGAAATTCATCTTCAGAAGATTCGGGTGGAGATGAAGGCCAAACGTTTGGAACACCAATATCATTATCGGTAGACCAACCCGACACGTTATCACGTAGAAGCCTTACCAAACCAGCCTTCAACCGTTTATTAGAATTTTCCAAATTCATACACTAAATTCTTCCATTAAATCTTGAATTGCTTGTTGAATAGCTGAAGAAAGAGTATTAGATTCTCCCCTAGCTACACCTTCTACATTGTGAAGAACCCCCGAAGTAGGTAAATCGGCTTGTTCGGAGCCAACCATACGAGAGTTGGGGAGCATTACATATGGAGCATGATCAGCTTCATTTAATATCCAAACCTCATCTTCTTTAGCGGGATACACATACCAACTTGATTCATATTCTCCCGTGTCATGAGGCGAAGTCTTTTCTAACTCATCTTTCACATCTCTCGCTGTATCCATCAACGCTTGATTAGCTCTATTGGATGCTTGAAGATTAACTTCAGTTAGACGGCTTTCAATATCTCCGGGACTATCGCCTATCGTTTCAACAGCGAAATCGACCATATTTTATTCACCTATAAGTTGGTATACAAATAAATAAGGTCCATTTCCTAGCTGATTTGTCTCTGTCCGACCAACAACCCAATCTGTATCTCCGGGTTCATATACAACTTTATCGCCTTGTTCAGCGATATCATCTGTTGAATAAATCATCGACTCGGTATCTTCATCAAACCCATAAGTCTCTAATTGCTCATCAGAAGGAGTTGTATATAATCTAACTTTATGTGTTGAAGAAGTTCCTTCAGTTTGAGCCGAAGAATGATAAATAGGATCGCTAGGATCTTCAAACTCTCCTTCACCCATAGAAATAATTTCCACTTCTTCACCAAATTGAGCGATTAGTTGATTGGCTCCATCTTCAACTAACATTTAGATATACACCCACTCTTGAGATAAGTCAACTGTGCGTTGAACACCGTCATGCTTGACAGTAACAGTTTCCTTGGGAATATCCGATGGCCGAGTCGTATTAACCAACTGAAGTGCGAGATTTGTCTTCTGAGCCAACTGTTGCTTGTACTGACCGGGATCAGTATACGCTTCCACTTCAGCATCTCGGAGACGAGTAAATGTCATCCAAGCATTAAATGAAAGTTCTGCTGTCCAAGCAATAACAGCACTATCAAAACTGTCTTGATATTCGGCTTGTTGTTTCTTTACTTCTTCAGGAATATTATTATTTAAAAGAGGAATAACAAAACGTTCAGCCGTCTGTGTTATCGTTGAATCAGGAATCTTTGATGAGTCTAGCCCCGCTAAAGAATCGCGTACTTCATCTATTAACTCTTGATCACTCAAAGATACTGTGAAATCTGCCATAATTACATATGAATATAAAAATAGTTAGCGGGGCTATGCAAGATTGTCAGTATCTCTACTGAACAATCTTAATCGCAGCTTCAGGCTCTTCAACGTGCCAATTTCTCATGGTCCACCATTGAATAATATTAGCCTGTCGCTCGGGATCTTCGTACTCTTCAGTAGCGATATCCTGCTTCACTACCTCAACACCATACTCATCGGTGTCAATGAAGTATCCCTCAGCATCATTATCGGGCATAAGACCCGAATTCTCAACCATTACATCCATCCCAACGAAACGCCCGATAGCACCTTCCCGAGTCACCTCATCACCAAGGTCAGAGGCACGCTGGAAGTTATCGCTGTTCAGAAGAACACGCTCACCCTCAGTATTAACCACTAACATATCGGGGTTAAGCTGATCATCCTTCATGACCTTCTTCGCGTAGTTAGCAAGTTCAAATCCGAACGAATCAGCATCCGAAACATCTGCCACAGCGACAGGAGACTCGGGGTGCTGGTTGCCGGTATCACTTACAAAGTCATACGCGAGTTTGTTAATGTACTGGTTGAAGCGACGAGCCGCCTTCTCGGTCTGTCGAGCAACAACATCGAAGACAGAGAACTGAGTCGCTTCCCACGTAACCTTCACTTCGAAACCGTGCTTCTGAACGGTGACAGTCTGCGTGTCAACGTCTTCTTCTGTCCGGGGGAACTCACCACCCTCCGAAACACGACCGGGGAAGGACATAACCGCTTCATCCTGTGGAAGTTCCCATGTCTTCGAAGGATGATCTTCCGGCATCTGAATCGTTTCGAACGCCATGTTCCATACAAGCGGGTACTCCCGCTCTTCATTAATAACACGACGAATCCGCTGTTCCGTTAAAACGTCCGTAGTCGTAATATTTACCATATTATATCACCTAATTTACTTCAGGATCACGTAAAGATCCTCAGCAGAATCAGCAACCTTCACAACAGGATGAGGACCGTCTGCAACAGTCTCATATCCACCAGCACCATCGGCCTGCACAGTATCACCAACAGAAGCTCCGCCGGTTACTGTAACA